GTCATAGTTTTATCTCCTTAAGTTTTAGTATGTTTGATTTTGGTATGATTGTTGAGTTACCACCCTCATTAACTGTTCCATCATCATGGAAATTTAAGTCACCAATAAAAACATATTTTTGTTTTGTTGTAGAAATTAACCAACCCATAGTTATACAAACTGCTGTTTTGGATTTTTTTATTTGTGGTAGTGGCGACCATGAACTGTCAGAAACTATGTCACTCCACCAACACATATAAAATTTATATGGAAAGTCATTCTCCTGTACTTCAGGAAGTATTATTTTTTTCTTCTTCATATTATTAAATTGAGTAAATCTTCTTTGGGAATGATGTGACCTTTAGAAGACCAGTTATCTCCACCTGCTTTAATTGGATAAGTCTTCATTAATTTCTTTAGAATTTTGACTGGTATAAGAACCCACACTTGGTCTTTTCGCTTCTCAACCCATAAGCAAATAGCGTAGTTTCTAGATTTAGTAGTATGAATACCCGAAGGTTTTCCTCTACTTTCTATCTCTATATAAACATTACCTGTCCTCTGACATAACCTGTCAGTCTTACATTCAACTTTACCTTCTACTGCTTCTTGAAATTCGTTTTCGTACTTCTCGCCAAATTTTAAATCTTTGTCGAAATCAGGTTTAGCTTTAGTGAGTGTCAGACCAGTTTACGCCTACTTTAATTTCACCATCTAATTGGGTTCTGAAATTAAAGAAGTCCTGTGTTTTTTTAAATATTGATTTTGCTATTGTTTTAAATTCTTCTAACTTTTCTTTCCTAACTATGAATTGCATCTCATCGTGAATGTGAAGTACCATTGCATAATCTTCCTTCCATTTAAAACCTGCTTTATGTAATTCTTCATTAAGAATGATTGTGCCCTGCTTGACCAGTAGAGCCCCACAACTTTGAATTAAAGTATTAAGTGAACTAAATTCTGCTCTACAAATTAATCGTCTACCATCAATTCCATTTAGATAACCTACGTTTCTAAATTTATGTTTGACTGCATCTATTAATGTAGCAAGTGCAGGTAAACTTTTAGTAAATCTTTGTCTTACTCTTTTGGCTTCTTCATGAGAGACATCAAGTATTTCACCGAGCTTCTTATCTCCGCAACCATAAATAAAAGCATAAATGAAAGTTTTAGCCTGAGAACGTGTGGAAAGTCCTGTAGCCTTTTGATTGGCGGTATGAATATCATCTTCAAGAAGTGTCTTCGAAAAATTCCCATTGTCATAATTATGCAAGTAATGCCCCAACACACGCAACTCCAAACCAGAAAAATCAAGACCACACATAACCATATCGGAAGGAGAATAAAATAAGGAACGAAATTCTTTACCATACTCCGAACTACTCGAAACACATTGTGCCAGATTGGGTGAGTGGTGAGTACACCTGCCTGTGACTGCACCATTTGTAATAACTTTTCCATAAATTTTTCCTTGTTTGTTTAATTTTAAATATGCTTGGTCACCATCACTTAGTTGACCTAATCTTTTTTGTACCATCAAGTATTGTGAAATAAGTTTAGCTTCAGGATAAGGAAGTGAATTTAATATTTTTTCATTTACTTCTGGTTGGCCTGTAGGTGTGAATGAAGAAGGCTTCCAACCTAATACATTTATTAATCTGTCTGCTATATGTTGTCTTGAACTAGGATTAAATATTTCTGTTTTATATATTGGTACAGGCACACCTGCCTTAATACCTTTTTTCTTATTGTCTCTTTTGTAAACTTTATTACCACAAAACTTTTCCCAAGCGGGAAAGACTAAAGCTAGTTTGTCTTCTAACTCTAGTCTCCGCTTGGTTAGGATAGTATGTAGCGACTGAGCAGTCGTCTCATCAAAGTAAACACCATGCTGTTCTTGTTTGATTATCCAATGTGCAAACTTGTGCTCTAATTCTATTGCTCTATTAGAATAATTTTCTTTAACTATTTTATCGTAAAGTAAGTGTGTAACTTCTACATCTCTTTCACAATACTCGAGCATTGCATGGTTATATTCAGTAAAGTCTGAGTGTTCTTGGTAGTCTCCCTTACGCAATCCGCAACGATAACCCCAAGATTCTAATGAATGTCTGCCATATAATTTAGCAGGTAATTCTTTGTGTTTATAATCGTGGTCTAAAAGATTAGTCCAAATTAACCTACTCATTAACAAGGTATCAAAGACTTGCTTATTATAAGTAAAATTTAAACACCTCTTTAGTACTGGTAAATCAAAGCCTAAAATATTGTGACCTATGATTACTTCAACTTTGTTTAGTAATTCTAGGCAATCATTTAAGTTATTAGGATTATATCTATAGACTTCGTGTGTCTTTATATCCTTACAAACTATGCAATGAATGACTAAGTTATCTTTGTCTAGAAACCCATTTGTTTCTAGGTCTAGTACGATGTTCATAATTTAATTTCTTTTTGACGTAGCAACCACCACAAAAATATTCTTTTGTTTGGTTATTGTTCTTTACGAATATGTCTGACTTCTTCTGACAGAAGTCGCATTTAGGTCTGAAAGTCATATTAATGTATTAGATGTATTTTTATTTTTTCTACGCTTGGTAAAAAACTTGCTACTGATTGAATTGATTTTTCTATAACTTTAAATGCTTCAACATCACCACACATAATTACTGGGTAAACATTTTGAAATTTAATAGCGTTATAGATTGCTGTCATAATAGTCTGACAAGTTTCAAAAACTATTGTCTGTTGTTCTTGTGTAAGTTTAAGGTAGTCTTCTTTTTCAATTAGGAATGAGAGAATGAACTTCGTAAGAAGTTTATCATTCATCAAAAGTTCCTTCGGATAATCTACCAGTTTGTTTATCGTAGATTAAATTACAAGCTATTCCTGTGTCACCTGAGTATCTATTTTTTAATACTCTCACTTTCATAACATTGTTTTGAATTTCATCTTGTTGGTCACGTTCAAAGGCAATCACTTCGTCTGCAAGAGTTGCAAGACTGTGACTACCTCTGAGGTGAGAGAGAGAAACTTGTGTACCTTCTTCGTGTCCTTTACCTTCAGGTCTTTTTAAATGTGATACTAAAAATAATGCACAACCTAATTCTTCAACTAACTTTCTTAGTTGCGTCATTGTATTATCTATTAATCTTCTTTCATCACCATCACCAATACCTGATACTACGATTGAGATGTGGTCTAGAATAATTGTCTTACAATCTAATGACTGAACCATATATCTAATTCGGTTCATTAAATCTTCTGTGTCGGCACTTCCAAAATGGTCGTAAAAGCAAATATAGTTTTTTACTTTATTCCATTCCTCTAAAATTTTTTCGTCAGAAATATTTTGTCTTACTTCTGGTAAATGTATTAATTGATTTAAACCTACAGATACTATTCCTCTGATACTTCTCTTAACACTTTCTTCTAATGCAATGTAACCAACCTTATGTTTATTTGATATTAGATGATGTGCTATTTCTCTGCATACTTGAGACTTACCTGTACCTGAACCTGCTGTAAGTAAGACAAGTTCTCCTCGTCTTATTCCACCAAGTTTATTATTAAGTCCATTCCATTGGTATGGAATAGTCTCAACAAAATCATCTTTTAATAAAAGGTCTTTAGTTTCACTTCCTTCAATAATACCTTGTGGTGTGTAGGCTTTTGCTTCCCACATTGCCTGTATTATTTGTTCACCTCTACCTGATTGTAATAGTTCACTTGGGTCTTTCGCAGGTAGTGTTGCTATCTTAACTTTTTTAACTGGTAAAATGTTTGCACATTCAACTACTGCACTTTTACCTGCTTCGTCTTCATCAAACATCAATACGATGCTTTCAAATTTAGATAACCATTCTAATTCTTTTTTAATATATTTTTTTGCTGAAGTTGCACCTGAAGGTACTGAGCAAACTGGAAAGCGATTTTGTTGAACTTTACTAACAGAAAGACAATCAATTTCGCCTTCTGTTAAAATGACCATCTTACCGCCATCTCTCCATAGGTTTTGTCCAAACAAAGTAATTTTGTCTGCATCACCTAACCAAGTAAATTTTTTATCTTGGAATCTTAATTTCTGTGCAACTACATTATAATCTTTGTCATAGTAATTTGCGATATGCACAGGTTTACCATTGTATGTACCTGTCTGATAATTAAACTTCTTACAAGTTTCACTATCTATTTTTCTATTTGGTAATGCTTCTACTATTCCTTCAATCATATCTTTAAATTCTGTTTTCTGTTTTACTTCTGGTAACTCTCCATTTAATTGGTTGTACTGTCGGCAACCGAAACAATATGTGTGGTCTTCATAAACCGCTAGATTGTCTCGGCTACCACAGTTCTCACAAGGACTATGATGGAGAAACTTAGTATTCATCTTCTTCAAGTTCAGGAAAGTCTTCAGCTTCTAACTCAGCTAAATCAGCTTCGTCAGTTAACCCATCTTGAAATTTATAATTTTTAATATTCTCGTGTAGTAAATAATCTCTAACACTAAAGTTAGGACAAGTTTTACTTTCGTCTAACTCATAGTGTCCAACTATTCTAGCTTCAGGATATTTAGCGACTAACTCATTAAGAGTGTCATATAAACTTTGCCATTGCTCTGCTGTAAAATTGTCTTCAGGTAGTTTCCAATTATCTTCTTTAGCACCACCTATTAAACATAAACCATAAGCACAATGATTATACCCTTTGACATGAGCCTGAACAGCATCGTCAGACCTTCCTTGTTCTACAGTTCCATCTCTTTTGATAACTTTACCATAGCCAATTTTAGTCCAACCAAATTCTCTGTGTACTCTATCTATCTCTTTAGCGCCCCAGTCTTGCGAAGGTCTAGTTTGAGAACAATGAACAACTATATATTTAGTTTCTTGTCTTGCCATTTTGTTTTTCCTTAATTTCTTTTAACCATTCCTTTGGGAAGGTTTGTTGTGTTGAATAAATACAATGATATGGAAAGTCATTTAGTTCACACCACTTGCCATAAGTAGTGAGACTTTTCTTTCCTATCTTTGTCTTAGCATTTGAAAAGATAAACCTAATATCCAATTTAGGATTTTGCTTCTTAACAAGTTTCATCTTCTTCCTATCGGCACTATTAAAAGCACCCTTAGTTTCAATGATAAATGCACCTTTTATTGGGAAGTCAGGTCTATAAGTCTTTTTAACTTCAGGTTGGAAGTAAGTAACTTTTAAACTTTCATATTTAAAAGTGCAGTTCGCATTAGTTAAATAATGGTAAACAACTTCTTCCAACCCTGATTTTAATGTAACGTCTTTAGAAATCTGTACTCGTTTGAACTTCTGTCTGTGGTACATCATTCATCTCCTCTGGTGACGATTTATTTTCGTAGCCATCTTCTTTAGCAAACAAATCCATTTGTTTACTCTCGACTAACTCTATGACTTGAACTGCTTTTAGTTGTGCTGTTACTCCTGCACCTAAAGCAGGTGAGTAATAACTTCTCAACACGTAAGCAATCTTCATCTTAGAGCCACCCCAGATATTACAAGAAGTTGGGTTAAGAGGATTTTTCTTTGCATCAAACAGTAAAGGTCTTTGACTAAAAGGCTCTTTAGTTTTTCTGTTGACACCTGTTGCTTTCATTTTATATTTGAAAACTGCAAAGCCATCTTCAACTGAATATGGTTTAGGTGCTAATTTCACCTTCTTACCATTTAACTTTTGTTCAGCTTCAGAAATACTACTTTGTATAGCTTTCTCATATAAAGCAATCATACCTTTAGCTTTATCTTCAGGTATTTTTAGGTTTACTTTGTATTCACCATTTTCGTTAAACTTAACGTCAGGTCTGTTTAAGTGTGGGTATGATGCTTCACCCAATTCACTTATATTTGTGGCATCGTTCATAATGTACTCCTTATGTTAATTGTTATGTTAGCCATTAGTGGAACTTAATTGACACAAGTGTCGATGACGATTGTTTAAAAAAACTACACACAAAAAAATACAGACTTTTTCACATCTTCTAAAACAAGGTTACCCTTTGCAGGTATAGGTGGAAATTTCTTTTGATTTTTTTCAGATAACATTTGTTTCATTTCCATAGCCCAGTTTGCTAATACATCTTGACTATAAACTTCACAAAATGCTTCACGCAATGCTAAAGACATTTTTTCACTATCGGGTGCAAGTGTACCGAAGCTATCGTGAATTAAACTAAAGGTATCAACACCAAGTTCTGATGCTTTGACTACAGCTAAACTTAATACTGAACTGTCAAGTTGATGAATAAGATTTGGACAAATAGATTGCTGAGTTTTTCTACCATCTATTTTATCTGTAATAGAACTTACAGAAAGTTTTATAATACTATCACCCATCTTAGTCTTAACCCTTTTACTTTCCTTTTTATATACTTCCATAAAAACTGGTAAACCAAGAGGACTTGTCCAAGATACAGGTAAGTTTT